GAAGAACCAAAGGCCGACTAATGGTAAATAGTCGTACAAAAGGCAGTTCTTTTGAAAGACAATTAGCCAACGATTTACAACTAGAGCTAAACATATCTTTTAAAAGAGATTTAGAGCAGTATAGGGCAAGTGAGCATGGTGATCTTATACCCAGCAATGATAGCTTCCCATTTTTAATAGAAGCAAAGCGATACAGCAAAGGCGCAGTCGGCGGTTCAGCAGCTTGGTGGGATCAAGCAGTAGCAGCAGCTAAACGCGCTGATAAACTACCATGCCTTGTTTACAAATATGACCACAAGCCCATCAGGTTTGTTATAGATGTGCTTGCAGCTTACAAGGCTGGCTATGAGTTTAAAAACGAACCGCCAGAGCACGGTAGGCTAGAAATGGACCTGCACACGTTTTGCTGGATTGTAAGGGAGTTGATGAATGACAACTAAAGTTGACCTTGAGATGAGCAATGAGGATTATCACGACAAATCCCAGCACCCACATATTAGCTCATCCGATATAAAAGAAATTGCTGCAAGCAGTGTACTGCATTGGGCAATAAAGCAAGATAAACCACGCAAGGAAACCGCCGCAATGCGGCTCGGCTCTATGCTTCATAGCATGATATTAGAGCCAAGAAAAAAACAATATGTGCGTGGATTACCGAACAGGCTAAAGCGTAAAGAATGGGCTGCAATGGAAGAAAAAGCAGCGAAACAAGGTAAGATATTAGTCACAGAAGGCGAGTACGATGAAGCGGAGGAGCTTGCTGCTATTGCGCTAGATACATGCAAATTATTGCGTGAATCGATTAAGAAAGAAAACTTTGTTGCTGAAGCAAGCGTGTTTACTTACCTTGATGATCTTAACCTAGCTGTAAAGGCTCGGCCCGATGGGTTGCTCATGCCGACAAAAGAAGGTGAGCAAGGTATCATATTGGACATAAAGAAAACCAAAGCGACTACGCCAAAAGAATTTGAAAAAGAAATACAACGCTACTCGTATCATCTGCAGGCAAGCTATTACATGATGGTCATGCGACAAGCTGAAATGCCTTGCAACAAGTTTTATTTCATAGCTGTCAACGGCGATACTGGCGTAGCTACCGTACACGAATTATCAGAATTGTATCTCAAATATGCAGAAAAACGCATGTATGAGGCAATGCATAAACTGGTCCACGCCCAAAGTAGTGGACAGTTTGACACAGGTTGGGATGATGTTAATGTTATCCACCTACCAGCTTGGCTTGAAGATGAGCTAGGAGAAGAACCATTTTGAAACAGGAGAAACCAATGGAAATATTAAAAAATGGCGATGTAGTATTTAACAATGTTAAAGCACTGTATCCAAAACTTAACAGAACTTACCACTTTAGTTCTGAGCAAGGCAAAAGCGTGCCATGCGATGCTTTAGCTGATGGGGCTGCATACACAATAGACTTTGAGTTAGATAAAAAAACCTGCATAGATTTTGATAAAATATGCACAAAAGTTTATAAAGAGGCGGCAGATGCAGATAAAAAGAAAAAGTGGAAAGCTGATCCAACTTATCTGCCTTACAAAGACACAGGTGAAAGCTTCACAGGGAAGGCAAAGTTAAAAGGAGCTTACTCAGGTGAGACCACAAGACCACCAGTTCAAAAAGATGCAGAGCGTAATACTTTGCCTGCCGACTTTGAGCTTACCACGGGCAGTAAGGTAAATGTATGGGGCAAACTATTTGCTTACAATACAGGGGCAGTGTCTGGGGTAAGCTTTAGACTTAAAGGTGTACAGGTGCTTGAGCTTGCAGAGCGAGGCGAGGTAGATGATCCATTTGCTGCAACAAAAGGATTTAGTGCTAGTGATGCACCAAACACTAGCCCAATTGTTGCCGATTCAACAGGCGGTTTGCTTGATGGTAAAGACGAACAAAAAACCTCAAATGATTTAGATGACGAAATACCATTTTAGGACTATGATAAAAAAATGCCCCAAGCGGAGCAGTTCAAACGCTTGGGGCGAGGTATGAACCCTTCTTAAACCAATGACTAAAAACCGAAGGATTGAGTAAATGCTACAAGATAATGGGGCAAATGGCAATACCACCACAGCATATTGGGATGAGTGGTCAGGCAAGATCATAGCAGCGCTAGGTTTAAAAAAAATTAGTAATGAATGGCATGGCAGTTGCCCAAACTGTGGCGGCAAAGATAGATTTTGGATTACTGAATATCACGGCGAAGTTAAAGTAAATTGTCGGCAATGCGAGGATTGGAAAACTATTAATGAGATTTTGACGAAACAGGGGCTACTCCCAGAATGGAAACCAATGCAAAAAGAAGAAAAAGTGGTAAAGCTACCAGAGCTGACAGAATTACATCCTTATCTTACACAAAAGCGCATCAAGCTACACAATGCCAAGATAGATGAAGGTGACATACATATCACCATCATAAACAACAAAGGTGAAAGGGTAGGCACTCAGTTTATTGAACCCGACGGCAAAAAGAAGTTTAGCTTTCAAATGCCCGTGACAGGCAATTTCGCAGTAGTGGGCGGTAAAATCGAGAAGTTTGCTTACTTGTGTGAGGGATTTGCTACTGCGGCGTCTGTAGCCGAAGCAACGGGCAAACCTGCGGTGCACGCATTAAACGCTGGAAATATAGTAGCCGTATGTAAGGCGCTGCAAGAGGTAAAGCCAAATGCACGACTTGTCATAGCAGGCGATAATGATGATGCAGGGCGTAAAGCATGCGAAAAAGCTTTTATAGAATGTGGTGTAGAACATATTTTGCCGCCAAACGAAGGGCAAGATTGGAATGACGTTTGGTGTACAAAAGGCGCTGAAGCTACAAAAAAGCTACTACAGCCAGTAAATGTATTGGACGAAGTTATATTCCCAGATCAGGCCATAGCTCAAACTCAGCAAACATATATTATTAAAGAATGGCTTACAGAAAACACAATTAGCGTTGTGTATGGTGCAAGTAACGTGGGCAAAAGCTTCTTTGCAATGGACCTATCGTGGCATGTTGCAGCTAATCAAGTATGGATGGGGTGCAAGGTGCGAGGCGGTGCCGTGCTTTATCTCGCTACTGAAGGCGGTCTAAGCTTTGCAAATAGACTTGTAGCATTACGCGAAAAGTACCCAGACCACGAAAATGTCAAACTGGCAATCAGACCTAGCCCTATAAATTTATTTAACGCAGCAGAAGATATAGCAAAGGTTGAAGCGCTTATCGCTGCAATCAGTAAAAAGCACGGACAAGTTAGAATGCTTGTTATTGATACACTTGCAAGAGCTACACAAGGCCAAATGGATGAAAACAACAACAGCGAGGCAAGCAAGTTTATTAAGCAGCTAGACGCGATACGAGAGCGAACAGGGGTCCATATCATGCTTATCGGACATTCTGGTAAGGATACTAACAAAGGCTTGCGTGGTGCATCTTCTATCAAAGCTGCTGCAGATTCTGAAATTGAATTAACGCAAGACGAAGGGTCAAAAGTAAGAACCGCAAAAACAACTAAGCAGCGCGATATGGAAACAGGCCGAGAGCTTCACTTTATTTTAGAGCGTATTTTGCTAGGGCAAGATGTAGATGGTGATGAGGTTAGCACTTGCATCATTCGAGAGGCAACAAAAGACGAAATGGAGGACGTAGAAAAGCCAAAGCTAAAAGGCAAAAACCAAAAACTATTTAAGCAAGTATTTTTTCAACTGCGAGGCGAGGGCATTGGATCGCCTAATCCAGTGGGCGCAGGGTGGCCCAATGCAAGGCAATTCTGGTGTATTGACGAAGCATTGCTGCAAGATCATTTTATCGGAAAACTTGTCGGCGCTGCAAGGCCGCAACAAACATGGAAGCAGACTTTAGATGTGCTTTTATCAAATGGGCATATTGCGGCTAATCAGGGTAAAATCTGGCTTTGCGGTAAAGATGGCAAGGTTTCAGACAGCGAAAAAGAAGCGCCATTTTAGGTAACAAAAGGGGAACAAATCAATGCACGTTTTTGCACGTTTTGGGGTAAAATTAGAAAAAATTAAAAATGCACGTTTTGACTGGCTGCACGTTTTGGGCTGCAGTAATAAAATCAATGGGTTACAGGGTGTAAAACGTGTAAAACGTGCAAAAACGTGTGTAAAACGTTTAGCGACGCATCTGCACGTTTTCACGGAAACGTATAGTAAAACGTTTCGTGTAACACTGCGTAAACGTGCAAGTTATGCGTTTGTAGGGAGAATAAAATAAAAATGGATATTTGGTTGCAGAAAAAAATAGATTCTGGAGAGGCTCGAATCGTGCCGCATGGAACTAATAAATTTAGCAGGCTGCAGAGCTTTGAAAGCAAACTTGCGAGTATAACAGATTTGGATGAATTGCGTGGCTTTTGGAATCGCTCGAAGGTGCTAGGGGTAAAGCTGCCAAGTTGGACGGACGAACAAAAGCAAGCGATGAAGTTTAGAGCCATGCAGATTAAAAGGGAACTAGGGCAGTGAATAAAACAATACGAGCAGCGTTACTTGATGAAGCAAACAAGATTTTGCATGGGAAGCGTTCTGAGGATTACGGAAGCATAGAAAGCAATTTCGGACAGATCGCGGCATTGTGGAATATTTACCTTGAGCGCCGCAAGAGTATAGAGCCGTATGATGTATGCGCTATGATGGCATTGCTTAAGATTGCTCGGTTGTCGCACAAGCCAGACTATGACGGCGCTCTAGACTTGGCAGGTTATGCCGCTTGTTATGCTGAGGCCGCGAAATTAGCGCCACCAGTAAGCGAAACGAAAAAAAGTAGGGGAAAGGCTAGGAAATAAAAAAAGGCCGCTTAAAACGCGGCCTAGTTGGGGAAATGAGTTGAATTATTTTGCTTTGGTTTTACTTTTAGGCGGCCACTGAATGCCGTACTCAGCAAACCTTTCGAGTTCCCATTCTGTCGGTTCTGTACCAAAAGAATTATTTAATAAATAATAACCGCGCTCTAACTTACCAACGTCTGACACATAAAGGTCATGGCAATCGTGCAACATGCTCACAACATGCTCAAGCGTTTTCTGTAATTCCTTTATTGCCTTAACTTGATCCGCATTCATTGAGTTAAGCGTCTTAGCGTTTGCAATATATTTTTTTGCTTCGTTTTGAAAATGTTCTTTAGTCATTGGTTTAACTCCCTAAGTATTGAATTATGTGCGGTGCACAAATTGTAGTAAATGTAAAAAATAGTAATGTAATAAAGCCTAATAAGAATTGTATTTCTGGGGTATTCATTTGTTTAACCTCTCCATATTTAGAAGAATGTTTGCCATAAATGGATAGTAACCCTCTAAAACTCTACTTACTAACTTGTCGCTAGGGTTTTCATCAATTGAACCCATTTCAATAGCTAAGTCTATTATCTGATTATTATAGCATGGTAAGCCAAACGGAATACCTTGGAGCCACTCAATTAAAGCTTTATGCTTGCCTAGCCTAGCTATTTCATGGCCGCGCTCTCTGTAAAAGCGGTTAAAGATATGAGCAATCTTTTCTGCTCTAGTAGTTAGCTTTTTTTCTTCATTATCTCGTTCTATATGGTCAAGAATGAAAGCTTCATAGCGTGGCTTATAAACTGTATGGTGTACTTTAGTCATTGGTCCTATCCCTCTTTGTTAATTTGGTTTAATGATTTTTGGATTGTATCAGCAAGATTATATGACTGAAAAACCCAGCCAGCGCCGTACTTTTTGCCGCGATACATGTTTGCAAATGGCGGTCTAATACCGTCAAAAGCATAATACCAAACATAATATCTAGGATTCCCGTTTATATCATTTGGAAGCCTTGTTGCCTCTTCTGCAATATCTTTTGCTTGTTGTGTAATTTCCATTGGTTTTCCCTTTCTTATTGTTGTCATGCTTGGTGCATGTGTAGGCAGTGCCGCAACACTGCCCCAGATGCATCAAGAGTTTAATGTATGAGCAAGAGTTACATTGGCGCTAGTTTTTGGGTTGCCGTTGTTCACGATAAAAGTGTAACGGTGAATGTTGCAAGCCAGAACTCCGAATTGCGTTGCATCGTGAAATTTACTGAAATGTGGTTCTTCGTCCATTTCAACTGGCTCACTTGTTCCATAATTGATAACAGCCCAATGGCAAAAATCATGGAAAGCTTTCTCATCGTCATATTCAAAACTGCTAGTATCATCATAAAACAGTGCGGTTGCCCAAAAGTCAGGTAGTTCTAAAGTAATTGTTTCCATTGGTTTTCCCTATCTTATGTTTATATAAGTATCATAATCATATAATTATGATATGCAAGAAAAAAGAAAGTAATATAATCAATAACTTATAAAAAAACATTTATTGAAAAATACGACACACAACACACTAAAGCACAAGCCGCGCACGGGCGCGCGCGAATACTACAAAATTAAAACAAAAGCAATACTATTGTTTCTTATTGTTTATAC